CATAGCACCCCCTCTTTTGGGTTTTTATACAGTCTTTTTGTATAATCGGGCGAACTCTTGTGAGTATCTTGTTGTAAACGCTAGTTGGCGTAGACACGTTTCTGCCTCAAGACACAATGTCGATACCAAATCGCTAGGTTAGCACATATTTATATGTGTAACGCCTTTGTCCTCCCTGATCCAAGTATCAAACCGAGGCCCTTCCCGGGTTGGTTTGATCGGATTAGGCTCATGAATGTTATTTATAACTTATCAATGAGCTTTTTCGATCAAATTTTTCACCGAAGAAATAACAGTCCCCAAGACCGGGGGCCAGACCACGAACATTCGTTTGTGGAAACTGTAACGGCACCATGCAAGTCAGTATTCTCAACAGTGTACTATTTCATGCTCGGCTTTAGTCGTAAAGAATCATTTGAATCAGAAGATGATTACGTATCCCATACTTTGCCGGGCTTGTCCCATGATTTTCCAGGTGGCGCTTATGTTAGTCGCACGGAGTACAACCCTGATGATCCAGTTACACCTAGTTTCATCAATCGGGTCGGACACAGTATTAACTCCAAGCTAGCTTTAACAAAGCACAATGCTTCTAGTCAGCAAATGCTAGAAGTGTCGGCAAAAATCACTTTGTACCTTGGAAATCTTATAGTTTGCGAAACTGTTGCACAGTACATAGGTGCAACAGCCCAATTTATTGGGTCAATTGCTGGTACTCAGATTAGCGATCTGATTCAAAAACGCTCACAACTCATTGAAACACAGGCCGGTTCGCCTGCGTTGGATCAGTTACTTGGCTTTGTTCGTAATGCTAAGAATGTTTCAATGGGTTTTTATGAATCGCCAACGTTCCTGTTTTTTAAGGATGCGTTAGGCGTGGCAGCTATTTGCGGTCTCTGCACAGATATACGTGCGGGGGATCTTGAACTAATTAGTTCGAGGTTTGTACATGATGCCGCAACAACCGTTAAAGGAGATATTGTCTCGACGATCCTGCGATCATTCGAGTTTGCTTTCGAAGTAGCACGAGACATGGCCTGCGGTTGCGACCTTACCCGGTTCGTTTTGGGTAAAGGTGTTATGACTGTTGCTAGTGATCTTCTTTCACGCCGCGATGATTTTATTCGTGGTATGCTTATGGAGAGATATAAGATTGCTGACAGTACATACTTATCCATGCTGAATGACGTCGCAGTTGATCTCGACGAATTCATCAGACGCAAGCATGGTGCCGAACAAGCTCTCGCTATTAATATGAAACAGCGAATACAGCAAGTAATATCTGAAGTACGTGGACATATCGTAACTTCAGGGTTCCGCAAAAGGCCATTCACCCTCGGGTTTTTTGGTAAGTCTGGTGTCGGGAAATCTACCTTAGTCCCGGTCGTCACAAAACACTTTGGAGCACAATTTGGCATTGCCACAGCTCCGGAGAATTGTGTCACTATTAACGAAGAGGAAAAATATGACCCTGTCAATGGAAAAACGACAGTGGTTATCTTGGACGATCTTTGTAATACAAAAGGTAAAGCCGCGGAATTACGTCCACCGACGGCAAATTTGATCAAGTATAACAATGTTGTACCCACTATGGCTGTTAAAGCAGATGTCCTTGAAAAAGGATGCATTCCTATTAAGCCTGAATTGTTATTGATCACCACAAATGTTCCCCATCTGAATGCATATGCGTATTCTAATGAACCCATGTCCATTTTTAACCGCATTAATATGATGCTTATGGTTCGTCCTAAGTCATATTGTCGTGCCGAGAGTGGAAAACTTGATTACACTAAAGTCAAGGATGGTGAATGTCCGATTGAGGTCTCGGAGATGACCTATTGTTGTGACCCACAGGGCAAAGTCACAATAACATATGCACCAACGATTTGCTGGACCGAAATGGAAGCAATCGTTATGCAACGTGCCACCAAGCACAGAGCCCACCAAGACAAATGCTTTGCGGATTTCAAGAAGAAAGATCATGCAGTTTACTGCCGTGATTGTATGCATGAAATCTCGCGTTGCAGCTGTGAAGGCGGACCCAATGAGTGTCGACCTATGGTTGAGAATCAAGGGTTAGTTACCACAGCGCATCGCTTATCGCGTTATTTCTGGCCGAAAGAACGCAATCCGGAAGCAGGTGTCGCTCTAGTTCGTCTATTGACAATGACATCAAGTTTAACACGTGAAGCACCAATTCTCACGCGTTATTTCTCAAACAAAGTGACGTGTTTATTCACGGAAATTATTTGGGCTGTAGCTGAATATAATGAGTGGACTTTGACCTTTTCATTCTTATTGTTTTGTTACATTGTGTCGTCAATGGATCCACTAGTTTCCCTCACTTTCTTTACGCTTCTTGCTTATTTGGCTTATTCGGTAATTTACAACACGCATGTGGTTGCTACTCGTTTAGTAACTGACAAGCTTGTTCGTTCTTATCGCGATAGAGCACCAGAGGTTGCAAGCGAGTTATTAGACTATGTCTTTTTCTTGCCTGCTATCGCGGTGTGCCTAGTTTTTGTGAGGCGCCTCATGGTTGGTATGACTTTCCTAAACCAAGGGAATTTACAACCGACTGGTTTAAGTGATATTACTAAGCGTTACTTAGAACCGAGTGAGTGGGCTGCACGTGGCGACGTGCGCGCTGAGTTTGTCGCATCTCAGAAAACAAAAACGACAACAGCATCTGATGTGGCTGATAAAGTCGCACGCTACACTTTTACAGTTTCCGGTCCAGCCAAAACTGCCGGGAAAACTGTTAGGTGTACCGCGCTTCGTGTTTATAGCCATCACGTTGTTCTTCCAAAACATTGCTATTTGGAGATGGACACAGATAAACCTTTTGTGTTTTTACACGAAGCCAAAACTACCAATGGTGAGTTCCAAAATGTTTATCTAGATGCATCAACTTGCCGTGACATCATGAAGGATCATGTTTGTATTGCGGCGGTTGGCCTGACCACTACTGGTGATATACGTGACCTATTCGCAGAATCTTTTTCTCTAGGACAAGTATTGACCACAATAGTGCTACCGGGCGGTCGGGACCGGCCTATAGTCCCTGCCGAGTATTCCTCGCGTATCCTCACATCAGCACTTGTGAAGGATGGTATTAAAGGGTTTCTCGGTGAAACAGAAGGTATCACATTGAATGGTGATTGCTGTAGTGCATGGGTGTCGATGGGTAAAACCAATGCGATTATTGGTTTACACAATGGTCGTGCAAAAAACCTAGTGGTGTCTGAATTTGTTCCACGAAGTTGTTTCGACTACCTCGATGAAGATTTCTTTGTAGAGGTCCAAGGGGTCGTTCTGAACAAGAAAACGGCACCACCATTGGTTGAAATCGAAACCCGGATGTATGGGGATGAATTTTATGACGCAGTAGAACCTGATGAACGTTCATGTGTTAATTTTGCTACCATGCATCCTGATGGTCGTTGTCCCATAGTGGAAATCTATGGGAGCGTCAAAGGGACGAGATCTAAGTCACGCTCAACAGTCTGTGCAACTAAGCTCTCGCCATTTCTGGCAGCGGAGGGTTATCCCCGCAAACATGGACCACCAGCTTTTGACCAAGGGGCTAACAGGATTTTCGCAAACACTTTCCAAAAAGGTCAACATCCTATGAAGACCGTGGATCCTGTTGCTGTCACTTGGGCTATAGCCGATTATTTAAAACCACTTGTAGAAAAAATTCACGAGTTGAAGTATTATTTCACTCCTCTGAATCTCTATGAGTCTTTGAATGGTCGCCATATGCCTGCACAGCATGTGATGCCAATGAATATGGCTACATCACCCGGTTTAGGTCTTTCCGGTACCAAAAAAGATCATATGGACGTCGTCAATGACGATAAATTTGGCAATATTTATACAGCCAAAGATTATGTCGTTGAAGAAGTCGCCCGCATAGAATCTATCCTTGCTAGTGGTAATCGCGCAGCTCCAATTTCGAAAGGAGCTATGAAAGATGAACCAACTCTAATTGGCAAACTTAAGGTACGCATTTTTTATGTTATGCCACTAGTTTTCTTAATTATTGGCAGGATGATTCTGTGCCCAATCCTTTGCTTCCTTAACTCTGTTCCCTTACTTTCGGAACAATGGTATGGAATGCGAACCACTACTGATGAATGGGCCCAAGCTTATGATTATCTCGGGGAATTAGGCAGTGATCACGTGATGAATGGTGATTACAGTGCCTATGACCAGACGATTTCGTCCCAATTCATCACCGCTAGTGGTGTTATATTTTACGCACTTGCTGAAGCCATGGGTTATTCCAAGTATTGGTTAACAGTTCTCCATTCGTGGTTTGCAGATATAGCTAATCCTATATATGCCTTCAATGGTACGCTTTTATCTTTCTTTGGATATATGCCCAGTGGTCATAATGGTACCGTCGTTGTCAACGGCACTAACAACAGTTTGTTGAAGAGATGCTTCTTCTATCAAATGTGGTTGTTCCATTATGGTCGCCCACCGGCTGTAGGGATTTTCAGAAATCATTGCCACTTTGGTTTTGTTGGCGATGACTCGATAGGCACAGTGGACCAAGAATTATCTTGGTGCAATATGCAGGAATATTGTGCGTGGTGTCGTGCACACGGCATCACATACACAATGCCGGATAAAAGTAGCGATATGGTCAACTTTATATCACTCGGAAAAGCCTCTTTATGTAAACGCTCTTTTCGTGTCTTAGAAGTTGATACCGTCGTGAACGAATCTGGCCGCATTGTACTGGCCCCCATCGAAGTTGAATCAATCCTTAAATCGTGGCACAACTTGCACAAACCTCAGGAAGACGAGTGGCTTGTTGTGCGTAATAATATTACACAAGGATTGCGTGAGTTAGCTCGACATGACCGTAGTGTTTTCGATCCTATTGTTATGGCTTTGCGTAGCGCACTCATGAGTATGGGTAACGAAGCTCCATACATTGAAGAGGTTTCCTGGTCCCACGAGCGTTGGCAGCTCGATATCCAGGATAGGTATAATGTCAAACCTGAGAATAACACAACTCTCGCAGATGACATCAATGAGTACATCCGTGGTATGTGGGATGATTAGACTCCATGAATGTTTACATATTTACATATTTGCATTTTTATATTTATTTAATCACTTGTTGTACAATATATATATTAGGATGAATCGACGGAATGCTTTTAGCAGTCGTTTTATTGTGCTACCTAAGGGCTGTGCACTTTAACCCCGGATCACACGGGTGTCAATTAATGGTGATACATAAACATTTGTATATACACATACACACGGTTGAGGATAACGTGTATAATCATATCCTCATTCAGCGCAGTTACCAAGCAATAGATTAATCAACTATTGCCCAGGGGCGTTGTCTTAGTTGATGTACCAAAACATCACCCTTATTTAAGGGAGTTTGACAAACATTGATTTTCCCCTTGATACACAGTGGTTCCACGTGTATACGAGTTAAATAACCGAACCAATATTACATTTACAAATAATATACAGCGTGAAAATACGCAACAGACTGTCAGCTTTACTGACAGAGCGGCGGCGGCGCTTAGTACCGTCAACAATCCGCTGGAATCCACTTTTATGTTGGCGGACACTTCAGATAGAGTTGAGAGTTTTTTCGAACGACCTCAAGTTATATTTACTGAAGAGTGGAGTCCCGGTGTGACTTTCCACCAAACCATCGATCCTTGGTCTCTGTTTTTTGAGAATCCACGTGTCATGGAGAAACTTACGAATTTTTATTTGCTTCGCGCACAACTACATATAAAAATAGTAGTTAATAGCAGTCCCTTTTATTATGGTCGCCTTATGGCTTCATATAATCCAATGGCATTTATTGATTCGTATACGTTTTTCCGTCCAGGCACGCAAGCTGATTTTATACAAGCAAGCCAAAGACCGAGTGTTGTTATTAACCCAGCCTCAGACGAGGTTGCAGAGATGATACTGCCATACGTTTATCCACGTAGTGCGTTAGTTATCCCTGAACAAGAGTGGAAGAATATGGGTACTTTGACCATAGCAGATTTGAATATGCTACAAAATGCAAATGCTGTAGCTGATCCGATTACTATTACAGTATTTGCGTGGGCAACTAATGTCTCATATTCCCAACCGACTTCAGTTCCTATTCCCGTTCAGGGTGAACTGGAAGACACCCATCCGTCTGGTGTTATCTCAGCACCTGCGAGTAGTTTGGCTAGGTATGCTTCAATGTTAGGTGATGTACCCCTCATTGGTAAGTATGCGAAAGCCACTTCCTTAATGGGAAATGCCGTGTCAGGTGTAGCCAGTCTTTTTGGCTATTCCAAACCACGACAAACTGCTCCACATATATCGGCTGTTCTTGATACCAATCGCCGTTTTACCAATTACAATAACACAGATTTGTGTGAAACCCTTGCTTTGGACCAAAAACAAGAAGTTACCATAGATCCACGTGTTACTGGATGCGATGGTGGGGACCAGATGGCACTTGTTCCCTTGGCTAAACGTGAATCTTATTTACACACGTTTACCTGGGACACATCGATGCCACCTCAAACGTTACTTTTTAACTCTCCTGTCACACCATTATTATATGGTGTTGATGGTGACCAGGTGTTCTTCACTCCAATGGGATGGGTTTCATTACCTTTCCGTTATTGGCGTGGTTCATTAAAGTTTCGTTTTGAAGTTGTAGCCTCTAAGTTCCACCGAGGCCGCTTACGTGTTATGTATGATCCTGCTTATCAAGCCACCAATGAGTATAATACCAATTATACAAAAATTATTGATGTTGCTGATGGAGCTGATTTTACAATGCAGGTAGGCTGGGGACAAGGTATGCCGTATTTACCAGTCCCTTATAGCGACTTACATATAGCCCCCTTTTCTGGTGATGCTATCACATCAAGAATTGGTGGAGCTAATGGAATTATTTCTATGTTTGTCGTTAATTCCTTAACTACCCCAAATGATGCTGTATCGAATGTACAGATCAATGTTTATGTCTCAGCTTGTGATGATTTCGAAGTTCATGCCCCAAACGCAGGGAATTTGGAAGGTTTAATTGTTAATCAAAACCCAACAAATCCTATTGCCCCAATTGAACCACCCGGGACATCACCCCCTGGTTTTGACAGTGAATACGGTAGTTATGTCCATTACGTCCAACCATTATATGATCATCTGGCACCTGATCTATATGGATATAATGGCATTTTGCTTGGTTGCGTAGATGATGATCCTAATTTTACTGGATCAACAACTGTAACTTTTGGCAATACGCTCCGTCGTGAAACTACACCTTATGATATAACAGCAAGGCTCGTTTGTTTATCAGGAGCACCCCCTAGTGTGAACGTCATTTTAGACGGGGTCACATTTGAAGCTGTTTTTCGTGCCACTTATAATGGCTTCAAAGAAGCAACAATAACGTATACGGTACCACCAAATACCGTTAATGCTACATTAACTTTTGAGTCAACAGATGGTTTACCATGGACTTGGCCACTTGCTATTGTGGATGTTAAAGGACGTTTTTCGTTTGCTTCAACAACTTTGCGTATGCAAGATATACCTACAACACCAAATGTAGGCTCACCGACTTACCACTCGGATGTGAATTATAACTGGTGGGATATTCCCCCAGGAGCTTCAGTATCTTGCGTGCCCCCAGCAGGTCTTTTAAATGCTTTGGTTGTTTCGTCAACTGGCGGTACCACCGTGTCAGTTGCGACAACATCCAATAGCATGAGTGTTGGTGTTACATCGATGACGGTACCACGTCAGATTTTCGGTGGATCATCCTCAGTGACCGTAACTTCTGGTGTCGTCATTACAAATACTGGATCAACTAACAATTTACAGTTGTATAGTATTGGTATGAAATCTATCCCAAACCAGGGAGAATTGATTGACGAAACAGAAGTTGTTGCTGGTGATTCAAAAGAAAAACCCGTTCTCGGTGACATTTTCTTTGGTGAATCAGTGGTTAGTATACGCCAGATTTTAAAACGCTATACTATATCACACTTTATACCACCTTTACCAGCTGGTATACATTGGAAGAAAGCCTTCCCGAACCTCCCAGTCTCATTTGCAAAGACACAGTTAGAACGTGTCGAAGTCTCTTTATGGAAGTGGTTTGTTCCTGCCTTTCTTGGTTGGAAAGGATCAGTCAGGATGCGCTTATCTGGGTATACTATCTCATCTTATTTGACAGTTACCCGTTTACCACTAGGAGCAGATAATTATCTGTCTGTTAGCAAACCAGCTAATGACGGTCAAACCAACGTCATTAATTGGAACGGTTCAACAGTTGGGTTCACTAACCAGACCCCACTAGCAGCCGAGTTACCTTGGTATAGTAACAAGAGATTTCTACCTGCACGTGCTGCAGCTGGAAACTCATATTTTGAACCTGAGATGGCATATCAGGTTGACGTTTTCATAGCATCAGCGACAGGTTCGCCGATGTATGTCTGCAATGCCACAGGCGAAGATTTTAGTACTTACATGTTTTTGTGTACTCCGATCGTTTCGCCAAGTCCCTAGCAACAAGGGGCGCGCATTTTTTAAAATGCGTGATTCGTCCACGAATCGTGTTTGATATTAGCTCAGAGTAGTTTTTTAATCTTCCGATTCGTCGGTCGAGGAATTTTTAATACTCTGTTGCAAGTTTCAAGCGCGGGACGAATCTTCCGATTCGTTGCCTTT